TCAATAAATATAATTTTATATATTTTAAAAAGAATGAAAAAGATTACGAGTTAGACAAAATTGTGAGTAAAAAAATAATGATACATTTGCAAACTTTTTTTGATAAAAAATGGCACGGTAATGATTTAGTTGAATATGGTGAATCAGGTGAAACTGGTGAATCTGTTATTAACATGGACAATATTACTATTAAAAGTAAAACTAAAAATAAAAATAATCATACCAAAAAATATTCGTTATATTATCATAATAAAACAAATAAAAAACACAATACTCACAATACTCACATTTATTGAAGATCATTATTTTCATTCGTCTCTTTTTTATTTTTGAAAGTTTTTACAGTATTTTTTGTTTTTGATAGATAATACTGTAATATATTTTCAAATATAGTTGTAGATAATAACAAAAATCCAGCAATAAATGCAATTCTTTTATCTAAATGTTGACAGCTTATTTTTCTCCATGGATTAAACCTATAAATTAAAAAAGCACATATATATAATTTAACAAAAGTATGAAATATATTGATGTATTCTGGTGAAATTATATAAATACCTAACGCTAATGAAATATATATAACATAAGTAATAAATATTATAATATCTAGACTTTTATTTTGAATTTTATCTAAATTATAATATGATATGTTTTTCATGATAAATAATAAATAAAAATAACTCTTATATATTACAGTTATTTTTATTTTTTGTCTTTTGTTTTGTGTTTTTTTTGTTCTCTATGTTTTATCTTCTGTCCTTCTATGTTTCTTTTTCCACTACAGTATCTTTTTGCGATTCATGCAACTCTTGTAATTTTGAATATATCTCCAACGTACGCGCACTTGCATCTGTAGCATTTACATATCTAGGCATCCAATAATAAGGTATAATATTATCAATTCCCTTATAAAAAGAATTAAATATAAACTTGTAGTATTTTTTTTCAATTTCTGTTTTTGATATAATATTGCTTATATCTATCTTCTTTTCAGAATCTATGTTGTTCATTATATAATCTTGTATAATTTCGTACAATGATCTTGTAGTTTTACTTACACCGTCACTAAATGCTTCTTTTGTTCGCCAAATAATTTCATCTGGAAGTATCGGTTTACCTTCTGTATTTTTAAAAAAATCTTTTGAAAAAGCAGTTCTCAATAAATGTTTTTCACATAGATTGTTTTTGGGATGAAAACGTACACTTGGATGTATCGATAAATAATATTGAACCCATGATCTATCTAGGAATGGTGTTCTGGGTTCTAGACCATGACTAGAAATACATTTATCTGACCGTAATACATCAAACGCGTGAATATTTTTTAATAAACGCCTACTTTCTTTATCAAATTCAATTTCATCAGGGCATTTGTGCATATATAAATACCCACCACATAATTCATCAGAACCATCTCCATTGAATATTACCTTGGCATTACTATTTTCTGATATGTATTTACCTACTAAATAATTGCCAATACTTGCTCTTACTGTTGTAGTATCATAACTTTCAATAGTATATATAACTTCATTGATAGCATTAATAAAATCTTCTTCTTTTAAAATTATTTCAGTATGTTTTGTCCCCAAATAATCAGCAACAATTTTAGCATGTTTTAAATCTTCCGAATCCTCCAATCCAATACTGTATGTTTCTAAAGGATCAATTGAAATATCTTTATGAAATTCATTTACCAAAGCAGTAACTAAACTGCTATCTAAACCTCCAGATAATAAACACGCAATAGGACGTTCGGTAATATAACAACGTTTTTTTACAGCGTTGGTAAAATAATATTGAATATTTCTATAAATCGACTTCATATCATTTTTGTTTGTAGCATCATCGATATTATACATGATACTATTAAAACCGTAAGTATGATATCTCTCTTTTTTACTAAAAATCCATTCTGATGAAACAACGTGGGGTAATATATACAAAGAATATGTTCCTGGCTCAAAATGTTCAATATTATAATTTTCACTTTTAAAAGCGTTTAACATTTTTATTTCTGATGCAAATCCAAATATATTATTATTATTATTATTGTTCGAAGAACCATCGTTAGCATATTCAGAATTTACATCTGGATTATCAATTTTTATCTCTAGACTAGTGTTATTTTTGTCGGAATAAAGAAAATATAATGGTCTTACACCATACGGATCACGTGCAACATAAGTTTTTGCATAATTATTATTAATATCATAATCACATATTATAAATGCAAATACACCATCTAACATTTGTAATGTTTGGTCTATACCGTATTTCATATATAAATGTATTATAACCTCACAATCCGAATCAGTAGTAGGAGTAACACCCAATAATTCATACAATTCTTTGTAATTGTATATCTCACCATTGCAGATAAGAGTAATATCTTCAAATATCATAGGTTGGTTGGATTTAGAATTCAAACCATTAATTGCTAATCTATGAAATCCCATTATTTGTTTTAAACCAATACGTTCTAATTTAGAAAATTCTGGACCACGACCTCTACCTTTATTAAAATTATCAATAATAAATTGATTACCGTATTGTGAATCATTGTTTAGTAATGTAAAAATACCACACATTGTTTATTTGTTACTTATTTTTGTTAATGTAGTGTTATTTGTATAACAGTTTATATCTTTATATTTGTTATATAAATATGTTTTTTATCTTCATGTATAGTAATACTATAAATCATAAATATATACATAAATAAAAATAGTAAAATGAATTACAATAATTATGAATGTTCTTCTGAAATACAATCTAATATGAATAAAAAAATATATAATAGAAATGTTCCATCTTATTTACTTCAACCTTATATAAACGTACGTCCTGTATCAACAAAATATTCGCTTCTTCCTATTGTAGACCCTAGAGCACCTATTAATATTCCTGCGAAAGAATTTCCATCTTACTCTACAAACAAGGTATTTTATCCTGGTAATAATATGGCACCATTTTCTGGATATATGCAAAATGTAAATGTAGAAAGTGATTTGAGAAATCAAATCTACGCTTTGCAAAAATGTCCTCAATCTGAATATGTCCCTTCTAGCAAAAGTGATCTTTATCAATACAATATGGTATTGAATTCAAATATATCACAAAATACTTTAGTGAAAGACTCGTTTCCTTATTTGTTTAATGAAGAAAAATTTGATAATTTTAATCCAAACAAAGATAATTTAGGAAACAACACATTCAATAATTGCACTCGTGTAGAAATTCGATCTATGAATACACCATGTCTCTAGGTATTAGATGGATATATAGATACATTGGAAAATATAATCGAGAGAAAAAGAGATTCCGAGTGACAATGCAAATAAATATGTAAAATCATGATAAATAATATAATTACCTTTATATATTATTTATAGACCCTTAAACATTTATTTATGAATTCTGGTGATGAATATTTAAACGACGTCACTTTAAAATTTTTAACAAATATTGATTATCAGAAACTAATGAATCCTGGTAATGATGATATTATTAAGACAAATAAATCAAAAAATACTGGATTAAAAATATACAAACAAAAAGACAAGAAATTTTATAAAAAGAGAATTTTGAATATTGTGAAAATATTATTGAATGACATAGAAGATTGTGAAAAAAATAACACACTTTTTCCAGATATTAAAAAGACATTTGATATTTTTATAAAAACGAGTATTGATTATTTAAAATCAATGGACAAATGTGATATTATTCAAAGTGATTATAAAAATTTAAATATGGAAAATGTTTCGAACAATATTGAAAATAAAGATTGTGATTGTGATTGTGATTGTGACTTTACAAAGAACAATGAGAACAATGAAATAAATAATTTGATGATGCGTAAAATAATTGAAAAAAAGAATTTACTTGATTCGTTTGTAAAACGAGTATCAACACATCAACCTATTACTATAATACCTAAGAAAAAAAAACTAAATTTACATGATCCGGAATTGAAAACAAAAGGATTAGTTGTAGAAAATATTAGTGAAAATAAAAATACCAATATATATAAAGAAACAACATCTGAATTAGAATCATCATTAAAAAATGATTACCACGAAGAAAAAATATCAAATAAAAAAAACCTATCAGAAAAAAAATTCAAAAAAGAGAAAAAACAAAAAAACACAAAAAATACAATATTCTTATCTCTTGAATGAGCGTGACAACAACAACAACAACAACAACAACAATTATAATTTTATTCATGAACAAATGAAAAAAGAACAATGTAGTCCAATATCTAAACAAAATGAAAAAATCGGGAAAAAAAGTGTTAAAAATAGTTGTCTATCCGATAGTGCATTGATTCGATTAAGAGATTTATGGAATGCTCGACATCCAGATGTTACTATAAAAACAAATAATCCGAGAGAAATATGGAACACTCTTTACTATTACATGAAAAATACATGCAACAAAGAATCGTGTTGGTTAAAACAAAATTTTGCAAATCATGATAAATCTTTAAAAAAAGAATTGGAAGACTCATTTGCACCAGAATATCCAAAAGAATGGAAATATGAACCTAATAAATGGCTTTCCAGTTTGGATATTTTGAATGTAATGAAACAATATGAAAAAGCGTACAAATGTTTTGATTTTATAGGTCCCTCACCTATCGATTATGATACATACATGTTATATGGTGAATGTGTATGGAATGAATTATGTCACTTTAATTTAATGAATCAGATGAAATCAGGTAAAACAAAGATAGGTATTATATTTAATTTGGATCCTCATTATAAGGGTGGTTCACATTGGGTTTCTTTGTTTATAAATATTAAGAAAGGTACCATTTTTTATTTCGACAGTGCTGGAGAGAAAATACCATTACAAATCGAAAAATTTGTGAAAACTGTTATGGATCAGGGTCATTCTTTGATAGGTGCCAAACGCATAAATTTCATATTTGACCAAAATTATCCTGTAGAACATCAATACGGAAACACCGAATGTGGCGTTTACAGTTTATATTTTATCGTACATATGCTAGAAGATAAAATAACTGCGTATTATTTAAAAAATCACATACTTAAGGATGAATATATGGAAAAATTCAGAAAAATATATTTTAATATTGCATGATTCATATACGAATAAACGTTTTTTTGAAAATATAATTTATATATTATATATAACTATAACTATAAATATCAATATCATGTGTGTAATTTATTATATGAATATAAATGGTCAACATATTTTGGCGAAAAATCGTGATTTACCTTATAATCCTGAAATTGATATTATTCACGAAATAGTAAATGGTGTAGAAGTAGTTTATATGATGGATAAAAAAAATGGTTGGATAGAGGGAATAAATGAATTTGGAATTGGTATGGTAAATTCTTCTCTATTAGAAGATTTTCACCATTATAATGACTACAACATGAGAGAAAATAAAATGTACAAAGCATTGATTAATAGAAATCATGATAAAAATCACTTGTTTGATGAATTATTAAAAAAAAGTGATAAAAAATATATATTAGAGGGTCATTCTTTAATAGCACATAACAATACAATATATCATTTAGAAAATACTCCTATCAATAAGCATATCGTAAATACAGTCTCTCCTATGACAAAGTATAAGGTTTTTTCTAATCATGGTGTTAATTTTCCAAAAGAAGGTTTAACGGATGGTAGAGGAGCTGTCTCATCTTTTTTACGGAGAGAACTGACAAAAAAAGAATTGCATAATTTTTTTAAAAATAAAACTACTATAAAATGCGATGATAATAAATTATATGATGAATTATCTAGTGTTTTGAATAAAAATTATGTTAATATAGATTATCGTTTTCACCCTTATAGATCAAAATCAAGAATAAGTAATAATATTTTAATAGTTTATACCAGTGCGCAATTATTATTAAATATAACAAATAAAGAATTTGTTTATTTTAAAGATAAACATTACACGGAAAAGGTAACATATATAAACAAATTACCAAGAAATTATGTGCCAAAAATAAGAGTTATTATAAAAGAGACAGAGAAAAATATGACACCAGTTAAAAAATTAAATAAAACATTTTTGCAAAAAATATATAAACGATTTCATTATAAAAATAAAACAAATAAAAACACAAATAAAAATTATAAATATATACAAACAAAAGATAAAACTCGTAAAAATAAAAAATAAATAACCATCGTATATAATATACTTATTTATCTTATTTAAAATAATAACATTTATTTACAATATAGAAAAAAATGGCAACAATGTTAACAAAAAATAATTCTCAATTTTTATCTAAAGATAATTTGTCGTTATTATTTGAAGTAATAAATGATGAATATAAACATTATATTTTAGATAAAAATGCATTTAATATTGCATTTAAAGAACTTATACAAATATTTTATTTTAATCAAATTAAATCTGGTAGCGAAATTATACATGATATAGTAAACATGAATAAGAAATTCATTTCATTTATTTCTGCAACATTGGAAAAGAAATTTAATATTCAGAAACAAATAAATCCAAATGTTAATTCTAACATAAAAAGTACTATGCAAAGTACTATTAAAACTAATACATATTCAAACAATCAAAATAATAATAATCGGACAAATAATAAAAATGACGAATTGCCTATAACAAGTGAAGATATTAAAAGTAAACGATTAGAAAAATTCGATAAAGAGTTATCACTGAAACAAAACGAATTTAAAAGTGCATTCAATAGCAATGTTCCAGAAACACCAAATTTTAAATCTCCAGTTGATGAACCATTGAATGAAATTGATATTTTGACAAAGCAAAAAATGGAAGAACGAGAGAAAGAAATTCAAACTATTTATAATAACGTAGATACTAGTGTTAGAAATGATAAAGGAGAATTTGATTTTGAAATTAAAGAATCGAATGAATGGTTACAATACTTTAGTTTACCAATTGAAAAAAAAGAAACGAATATTAGTAGTATCATGAAGAGCATAAAAATAAAAGAGGAAATTCCAAAGGAAATGCACGTTAAGGACGAAATAGTATTGCAAGATAATAGTTATGAAAAACCAGCTATTGCAAATACGATTCTAAAAAAAAATATATCTTGGAATGACGAAAAGCAACCTAGTATATTTTCAAAATTAAAAACAATTGATGTTTTAACACCTGAACCAGTGAAAGTTATACCTTTTGAGTCAATACCAAAACAATCATCATTATATTTAGATGAAACAGTAATGCGCATGGAAAGTAAAATAGATAAATTAACTTCTGAAATAAATAAATGTTATGATGTAATAACTTTATTGTTTAATACTATAATGTCATCTAATAATCTATCAGTACCAACCGAAGTAAATAATCAAAATAATACTGTTAGTGAAGAGAAAGAAAATTAAAATGAAAATTAAAAATAAAAAATGAATTTAAATTATAATCATAATTATTTAATAAATAGTATAATATAATTATGATTAATTTGTTATATAAGATGATTTCACTTTATATTATGCAGTTGTTTATTATCAACATAAACGGGTTGTTGAAAAAAAATATAAATAATTGTGTAATGTCGAATGAAAAAACATGTATGAAATCTTCTATGGAATTGGAAGATTATCATTATGAATATCAATATGATTGGATTTCCGGTGAAGTTCCATGGGAATTTCTAGAAACTGACAAACCAGACAAACCATACAATAATTTAATTATTTATGATAAAGAAATAAATAAGATGGAGTATTCATCTGAGAAAAATGATATTCAAATTGTTAATATGGAGAATTCCTCTGTTTTAGATATGGATTTTGATATAGAGATCGAAAAAATCAATACTATATTTGAGAAAAATATATTCTCAAAAGCAATATTATCTGGGGCAATGAAGGGTATTTATAATCAGATAATATCGATTGATAACGCGATATCGTATACAGAATGTTACACTAATAAAATAATTGAAATGGATATTATATTGACTATGTTATATGCTATACTTTATGAAAAAAGCAAATTTTATGAAAAAAATAATATAATTTCATTGAAAAAATACAATAATATTGAAATTTTTGAAAAATATATCAAATTACGCAGAAGTGCAATGTTGGGAATTATTATAATATATGTACTTTTATTTAGAGGTGTTTCAATTGTACAATGAATATGTAACATGTAACATGTAATATGTAATATGTAAAATATAAATAGATATTCTGTGAAACAAAACAACCATTATGACAACCTACAAATCATAAATCATATATAGTTTCCATTGTTAAACATATACTGTAATCCATATTATTTAAATCCAAAATACGACCATATTCATCTAATAATTGGATTTGTAATTTTTGTATATTAACTGGACCGAAATATTGACGCGGATATGTTATAAGGCCCAAATTATTCTGAGAAAT